CTTTCGGGGTTCTCGGCATGGCTAATTACCATGCTGGTGTGTCTTTGTGATTATCTGCGGCTGTAACAACAGCGCTTCAGACGACCACACGGGGGATTGGTTACCCCCTGTAAATAGACACCTAGTGCGTTCTCTCCTGGATTTAAGCAACTCCAGAATCTGAGAGATTACGCGCCTGTTTATCGCTCTGCGTATAACAGGTCCCCGTCTTGGTTAACTAACCTCGACGGGTGGCTTTCATCCGGTTGATCTCCCTGTAGTAGGGAAAATAAGCAATCCTGCTTGATCAACCTTTCTTTACACTGCAAGGAGATTATTATGCCAGAATCACGTACCCGAGACCGCGATGTGGAGCCTGAGCTGGAAACAGCCGAGCTCGAGAACATCGTTGGATACACGGACACCTCCTACGGACCCTACGAAGTAGGGGCTAAGGCGGAGTCTATGACGGACTACGTGACGAAGGACTATCGTAAAAAGATAGCCGCTGGCGTGATAATTAACAACCCTTGCATTTATACGACGTCGTCCCACTCCACAATTGGAGCGGGTTATGTGGAGCATTTTCCAAATGCTTCCAAACATTATAAGATAACAGGCCCAGTCTCGGCACACTTTAAAACTATTGTGTCCGACTTTTATGACGGGATGGATTGGTCTTTAGAAGACCCCCAAGCTCGTTGCAAACTTGTATGTCTAGCAAATGTTGATTCGACGCCGTATGCTTTTGGCGAAGACGCTTTAGAGGTGCGAGAAACGCTGAGGTTCTTAAAGAACCCCTTGGCTGCTCTCAAATCAATATCGCGTGGGTTTAGGAGTACGTACTACGCTAACGTTCGATTGAACGCTAGAGGTACGAAGTTGACCAAGTATGTCAGAAATAAGACACTGGTCCCGTCGAAGAAAGAGGCTCTAATCTTAGCAAAGGCTCACGCCGATGCATGGTTAACCTATCGCTTCGCTGTATCGCCTCTGCTACGAAGTGCAGCAGATGCGTTAGACGCGTATTCTACAACTCGGCCCATCGTTCCTGTTTATCAAAATTCGCATGCTCGCATAGTCGAAGAGACTACGCTAAACAGCGACAAGGTAGATGGTACGCTTACTTACGGCAGAAATGTCAAACGTGAGCTCGATGGGCACGCAACTATCATGTATCAGGTGTCCAACCCGATATATGACTGGAAGTATCGCCTAGGTTTTCGGCTAAAAGATGCGCCTACGACCGTGTGGCAGATTTTGCCCTACAGTTTCATGGTGGATCGTCTGCTCGATGTAACATCCTTTTCGAAGGGTGTCATTAACCTCGCAGATCCGCGTGTAAAGTTCCTGGCGGCCAGTTACCGTATCAAAGATCTCACAGAAAAAACGTGGTATCTTAAAGATCGGGATTTAGCTGGTTTCACCATTCACTCTTCCGAAAAACACGTGTACGAAGATTTTACGTATACGCGCTCTGTTTGGAAGCCAAACATTTTTGATACGATACCTCAGTTCACACCGAAGTATTTAGTCAAGGATGCCACTTACGTCGCTGATGCAGTTACGCTCATACTGAGCAACTTGCGAATGTGACTCACAGAAAGGAGACATGAAAATGTCTATTCGATCCAGTTCTATCCTTGTTGATGGAACAGTAGCTATTACGGCTGGTACTGCTACCAGTTTAATCTCAAAGGGGAACGACTTGGTTAGCCATTCAGCTATCCTCGACGATTCAAGCGAGTTTATCGCCCAAACCGGACTCAGTTTTACGAGTAAGGCCCCTCGAGTGTCAACTGGTGCACCTAACGGTTATACACAACAGCGTAACGCCCTGAAGATCAACGTACCTCGTACGTTGGCCAACGGGAACTTCACTGTTGATACCTGGTACGTCATCCAAGCGACTGACCCCGAAACAACGGCGGCGCAGAAGGCTAGCGGACGTATCATTCTCACCACCTGTCTTAATGACGCAGATTACACCGCGTTTTGGGACGAAGGTGGGATGGACTAGAATGCGAAAGCGTCACTCCAAGCTGTGGGTGTTGTTAATCTCTTCCGTATTGGTGGCCCTCATGGGTCCCCAGTACGGTGAGTTGATATCACCCTTGGCGAAGGAAATTGCTTCCGAGCTATAGTCTGTTAGGTTTTAAACCGTGCGGGGCATCCTGCCCCAATCGGTGTACCATCTTTTTCTAAACCAGGAGACCTTCCAATGAAAAAGAAAGCCAAATCAAAGATAAAGCTACAGCTCTTTGACCCTGGCAAAATAGCAACAGCTATTAGTCAGGCACTAAGCCGTGACTTCGGCGAGGCTCAACATGTGTATTGCCTTTCCGACAGTTTCACGCTATATGCGTTCAACCGACAAGTTAACGAACTCCTTAAAAAGTTTGTTGACCCCGCACAAGACCAAGATGACCTGGAGGCAGCGACCTATGCGAAATTTGCAAAAGTCAATGCCCATATGGGCGACGTTAATACAAAACTCAGGGATAACTTCTTCCCTGACACGTCAACCAGACCAGGCCCATCTCGTACGAAAAGTGATAACATCCACCTTCGTGCGCGGGCGCTAATGCGCTCAGTTTTAAGCGGCTTTGAGTTTGAGGAACTTTACACAGCCTGTAAACATGGCAGTGGTTCCACGGTCGGAGTGCCCTTCACGGACACCTCGATCGAAAGGAAGTTCCAATTTCCAATGACGGTTACTGCAGAAGCTGAACCACTTATGCTCGATGCACTGGCGTTCGATAAAGAACTGAGCGCTGCGGTTTTAAATTACAACCGTTATACCCCAATCGGGGAAGTGTTTGAGCATGTAGATGGGTCACGGGCTACTACCGTCGAGAAGACCAGTAAGATAAAACGCTTTATCGCTGTGGAACCTACTGCAAATATGTATCTGCAGCAAGGACTGATGGCGATGATGTATAAGCGAATGAAACTGGTCGGCTTGGACGTGGAGTCTCTACCAGAGTTGCACAAGAAGTTGGCTAAGTATTCGTCGATCACCGCTGTTCAAGCAACGATCGATTGGTCCTCAGCCTCTGACTGTACAGCTCCTGCACTACTGGAATGGCTTTTACCGCCCCAGTGGTATACTATCTGTGACATGGTTCGCTGTAAGTCGACCGAAATTAATGGTCAGGCTGTAAGCTTAAACATGTTCAGTAGTATGGGAAATGCAACAACCTTCCCTTTAGAGACACTCGTCTTCTGGACTTATGCGCACGCAGTATTGTTATCACAGAACGAACGGACTTGCCGTCTTATACCACAATGGTATGAGAATAAACGGGAGATCTCCGTGTTCGGTGATGACTGCATCGTGCCCTCGTATATTGCGTCAGATTTTATTGACGCCGTAGAGGGGATCGGGTTCATGGTTAACGACGAGAAGTCGTACTATGGCTCTGAGCAGTTCAGAGAGTCTTGTGGAGGTGACTACCTCGCAGGATACGACGTGAGGCCTTTCAGTTTGAAGGCCCCCCACTCAATGAAGATGTCTGCGCTAGAACCTTGGTTGTACATAATATGCAACGCCCTCTTGAAAAAGTACGTTCAGTACTTTGGGAGGGTTAGCTATGTGTACGACAAGAACCTTTGGCGCGTTCTGTTTTCATTGTTCAGGCGGTACAAGATTAAAATCAAGCTTGTACCGTCCTTCTTCCCTGACGATGCTGGTCTCAAGTTGTCTCACGACATCGAGAGATTTCAGCGTCACTATCGCATGAAGCTAAATGCGATAGCTATTTCAAAGCACGGGACCGTCACCTTTCAGTACGTTCGATTTAATTATCGTAACAAGCTGATGAGGTATGACGGCATCCGTATGGCTAGCTGGCTGAGAAGTCCGCGTTTTGAGGACCACTTTATCGGGATTAAACCCCCGGTTAAGAAGGTAACCGATCCATGCCATATGCTGAGAAATAACAGGAAAGTTGGTGGATACGTAGTAGGTAAAGGGATATCGTGCCA